CTTTTATACATATTTTATACATCTTATAAATATTTATTTAAAAATATGATAAGCGGTAAATATAAAGGATAAGCGGTAATTAAGCAAAGGCGTAACGCCCTGATCCCCTTTTATAGTTAAAATTCTGCCAGGCTAAAGCCAATGCCATAACGCAATCGTCGTGGAATCCCGAAGGCGCAGAGTATCTTACCCCATTAGCCGTGAACTGATATTCAAATATATCCAATTCATCAACGATAACCCCTTGCGGATAGCCTATTTTATTCTGTTGGATTGCCTGCGCCAAGCCCTCCATTAATTGCTGCTTTGATTGACTTGTAAACTTTAAGCCTTCTATGTTTACCCCTTCCCTTATTAAATCCTCAAGGATAGGATCGCCAACGCCCGTGCTATCCGCTAATATAGGCGCAATAGGGAGCCTTTTAATGTTTGCCTTAGTATTATGCCAATCCATTTGAAAGCGGTCAAAATAAGCCACGTTACCCCCATTATCAAGCCCTATGATAACAGTAAAGTCAACAGACTTAGCAAGATCAATCCCGTAAGCCACAATTTGCTGCGCTGATATTGGTTTAATACATCTTTGAATAAAGGCGTTACCGAATGGATTTGCGCTATTTTCGGCAGGGTTAGCAAGATATTCCTGCTCAAATACAACCTCTGGCAACTGCAATCGCGCCTCGTCTATTTCCCTTGTATTTATATATGGATTATCGTAGGTGCTGAATTTAAAAGACTGCCAATCAGCCTCGCCCTGTTTCATAAACATTGAGTAAAAAAAGTTCTTGCCTCTGGGCGTGGATAAGAAAACCGCCCTCCCTTGATAATCGGTTAAAGTTGGGCGTATGCTATTCTGCCATCCTGATTCTAAGTCAGGGATAAATGCCGCCTCGTCTATGATAACTAAATGAAACTTGCGACCTCTTAAATTATCTAATCGTTCCCCTGTGTAAAATTCTATTGATCCATTATTAGGGCAATAAATTTTAAGATTGCTGATATTGTTTTTAAATGGGATAGCAGCCGTAAGCCTTTCAAAAAATGCTTTTGCCAATTTATAGGTAGGGGTAATGTATGCAACTTGCCCACCTGTGATTGCTGCCTTTATGCCCATTATTTGTGATAGTTCTGATTTCCCAAAACGCCTTCCGCACATTACGACAATAAAACGCCTATCGCATTCTAAGATCTTCTTTTGGTTTATATGCGGATTTGGTAATTCTATGCGCACTATAAAATAGTTTTGCCTTCAACAAATACAACCTCGATCCTTGTATCTTGCTGAATATCCATTTGTTCTTTAGGCTTGCCATATACTCTGGTTAGCAAAGTATCTAAAGAATACAAGCTGCCCTTTTCTAAAGACTTACGCATAGCAGCCGCAATAGTCTTTTCTAATATAGTAGCCTTTGGATTATCCCAAACCTTTTTAAGTTCCTCCATATCCATTGACATCATCACCTGGATCGTGTCATTTATTTCGCTTAGCTTATAACCTTGCTCTTTTAATAGGCTAACATATTTACGCGGGCGTCCGTTTGGGTTTCCTGATTCGCCTGGCTTAAATTGATGTTCAATTATATCTTGACTTGCCATTGTGCTGTTTTTATGCTGTTTTAAACCATTGTAACCAAATTTGATGCGCTATTTGGGCTGTCATTACAGGTGGGACACTCATCCCTATTAAATATTTAGGTCTTAATTCTTTAAAGTTATAATCTAAAGGGTAAGTTCCTATTTTACAAAAATCACTATTTGAAATAGAGTTTGGTTTACTATAATGGAATATTGGGCTTGAATCAGTTGCAATTATTGTATTACAAACTATATTAGGGCTTATCTTAAATGAACCAAAATAATGCCCCTTTTCATGTACTTTTGCTAAACTATGCCCTTCAGGACATTTTTCCCATAATCTTAAAGATTCTCCTGTTATAGGTTTACCTACTGATCCATCTTCAATTTCCTTATATAATACTGGCTTCTCGTTAAAGTCTAATCTTAAAGGCTTAAAATTTAGTTCTCTCTTATGCCCTATAAAAAATACCCTTTCCCTTCTTTGTGGAACACCCATTGAAGCACTATTTAAAAGGAATATTTGTACTTTATACCCTGCTTGTTCCATAGTTTGAATAATCTTTTTAGAATAAGCCTTAGCATTACCTAAGATTATACCCTTTACATTTTCTAATAAAAATACTTTAGGTTGTAGTTTTATAATTGTATTACAGTACTCAAATACAAGATCATCTAAAGTTTGTACTGCTTGCCCTTCTCTAAATTGTTTTTCTTTACCCCAAGCCTTCTCTCTACTCCCAGCCATTGAAAATGTAGAACAGGGCGGACTTCCATCTAATAAATCAAGGTTATAAAGTTCTTCAGGTAGATCAGTTCTTTTATTAAATAACCTAATATCTTCATTATAAAAGTACTTTGGATTGTGATTTGTTTTATAAATATCAGCTACTTGTGGGTCTATTTCTACTCCTCCTAAGTGATCAAACCCAGCTAATTTATAACCCATTGTTGAACCTCCACCACAAATAAAAGTGCCAAATACCTTTAGATTATGTTTTTCTATTCCCTTTGCAGGATAACCATCTGTTAAATTCCAATTATAAGGGAACTTGTGATTATTATATTTGTACTTAATCATTTCCTAAAAGTTTCCAAATAGCTTGTTCTGGAGTGCTTGCTATTTTAAGTAATTGATCTTTAACTAAATAATATTCATCTTCTGTATACTTTAAAGTTATACTCATTGAATCATTTACATCATCAAGACTTAATTCTTTATTTTTATCTGCAAATCCTTCAATATTAAAATTTGGTATATCTAAACCCCAATCTGTTAATTCTTGTGCATCCCAATTATTTGCCAGGTCATCCCAATCCCATTCGCCATATCCTACGTTATCCTTTACAATAAATTCTTTTTGCTGCTGCTCGTTCCAATCAACTATTTCAACTGCGACCTCTGTATGCCCTGCTTCCTTAATTGCCTTTAAGCGCATATTCCCACCAAGTACAACCATATCCTTGTTAACTACAATAGGTCTTACGTTTAACATATCAGGAAAATCTTGTATTGACTTTACTAATTTTTTAAACTTCTCATCTTTAATTAAACGGGGATTGTTAGGGTTTGCAATTACTTCCGTGATCTTGACTTTTTTTATCATAGGTTTTTGATTTATCTTCCCTGACCTCTATATGCTTTAGGTCTTTGGCTATGTTTGTTAAAGGACTTTTTAGCGTGTCCGCGTTTCCTTTTGCCAAAATTAACCTTTTTTGAATCACTTTTAACCTTTGCCATCTATTTTTTTATTATGTATGTCTTTTAAATAATCATAGTGCGTCTTTGTATCCCCCATTACAACGTGGCATTGCCTACATAATGCCTGTAAATTTTCAATCTTATCTGCCTTGTTAGATCCGCCCATTCCCCTTGCGTCTATGTGATGTATATCTACTGCCTTAGATCCGCAGGATTCACAAGGAATAAAGTCCTCTACTCCATAACCGAAATAATCCAGATATATTTTAACGTGCTTTTTTATTTGTCTGCTTTTGGATGTCCTTTAGGCAATAAATCAAAATCGGTAGTGTACTTTGAATTTTGCGGTCTGCCATTCTTTAATAAATAAAGGAATGCGTTAACCCTTGCAAAAGCCCATTGAGAAGCTGACTTTACAATCGGCGAACGTGATACATTGAAAGCCCCAAGCCCTCTTTGAAATACTGACTTTAATGCCCCTAAATTTGCTTTCCCGTATTTAGTATTGCTTTCCTTATCGTTAAATTCTTTTGCCTTATCCTGTAAAGTCTTTTCTTGTTCTGCCGTTACCTCTGCGCCTCTTTTGCCGCTTGCATCCCCTTTCGCACTTCCTTCGCCTTTTGGATCAGGGTTTTTAGTTCCTGACTTAGGCGCTTTTGGGCTTGCTTTGATGCCACCCCTTTCGCCAACCTCTGCTAAATCTTCTTTATGATACAAGTATTCGGAATCTTCTGTATGCACCGCGCCTGTCATTAATCTTCCTGAAGCGTCTTTATGTGTTTCTCCTGTCCATAATATCCCGTCTATTGTGTAATGCGCTACGCCTACTGCAAATTTTTGCTTATCTATTTCCGCAAGTTTTCTCTGCGCCCAAGTAACGCCCTCGTCTCCGCCCCAAGCTAACCACATTAAAGCACCGCAATCATTCTTAGGATCGCCTTTGCTATTCTCCCTATGCCTTTCAAAACTTGACATCCTGGCAATTGTTTCCCTTGATATGTTTTCGCCCTTAGCTATTTGATTTGCCCTTGTCCAACCTACCAAAGTTCCGCAACCTCTATCGTTTTCTTTTTTAATATTTAAAGCCCTGCGTGCATTTGACTTTGCCGCCTCTGGGTAATCGTTATAACTATCCACCATTGATACCCTAATTGCAGCCCATACGCTTTGAGCCTTTTCCTCTGTATCAAAGATGCAAGCACCTGATCCAATTCTATATTTTCCGTTTGAGCATTTAATTACCGGCATTTCCTATTAGTTTATTATAAATAGCAAACCTTTGCTTATTTACTTCGTGCAAGTTAAAGTTCTTATTGCAATAGTCATAAAGGTCATTCCCGTATTGCGTCCGTGCTGCTTGATCGTGGGTTAATAGCTTGATCCAATAATACCAATCCTTTTGACTATTGACGTGGCACGCAGGATAAAATCCCTTATAAGGATGTACGTTGCTTACGATAGCGGGGTTTTTCTTTGATGCCGTTTCTAATACCTTTAAATTGGATTTCATTGAATTAAACTTAGAATCTACCAAAGGGATAAGGCTTATGTCTGAATCACAATAAGCCGCCATATATTCTGTTACAGGATTGTAGTTATAAATCGTAGGCTTTAGCTTTAAACCATTCGTAAACGCGCAGATCATATTATCCCAGATATGTTTTTCCCCTTCATTATACCCCGCTATGATTGTTCGTACAGGGAAATTAATCCGCTTCATTGGGTTGCGTAGTATTTCCAAATCCCTTCCGTGCGTTCCTGATCCTGACCAAAACAATCTTACAAGGTCTGATTCTTTTTTTTCTAATACAAACTGTTCCTCTCCGTATGGAATAGCATTAGGCAATATTTCTATGTTTGTATTATGCTTATATATTTCCTCTGCTAATCTACTATGGGTGCAAGTACAAAGGTCTGCTATCAGTAACCAACTTATAATCTGTTCTGGTATCTGATTTAAAATATAGTTCTGATATAGTATGTGCGAAGGATCAAGATGCCAATGATCGTCATTATCAACTACTAATTTAAAGCCATATTTTTTGCGCCATTCAATCATTTGGTCTGGCGTTATGTTTGCAAGCATCCTATTCATTACTACAATATCAAAATTCCCCTCAAATACTTCCTCGCTTAACGTATCTGTGATTAAGCAATAATCTTTTTTCATATTTACCAACGGCATCATTATCCTATGATACCCGACCCCGCTTTGCTTACTTGTGATTGCTAAAATTCGCATCTAAGTTTTTTTTCTGTATGGTATATAGGTTGATACTTTTCCCAAACCGCCTGCGCCTTTTGTAGGCTTGCGTCCTTCATAGCCCTGTAATCTGTTCCATTTCCAACATCGTGTCCAATATGTTCACTTCTTAAATCTGGAATATAGTAATTAGTAAACCCAGCAATCATAGCCCTTTCTGCATAATCCCTATCCTGCATTCCGTAGGGATCGTATTCAGTATTATACCCGCCAATCGTGTCAATCAATTCCCTTGTTAAAAAATTATTGCCAAAAGGCGTATGTGTTTTGTGTATTCCATCTTGTAATGGTGGCAATTCCTCAACGCAATGTATTCCAATAATACCTGTTTTTGACACACGTTGCGCAAACATAACCCAATTTTTAAGCCAATTGGTAGGTAGTAAAATATCATTTGCTAACAAGCATACCCCGTCATATCCCCTTGTCATTTTAAGACCTGCATTTACTCCGGCACCTATGCCTCTTTTATTTCCTACATTGCAATTTGCCCAATTAAATAAATCATAAGGTACTTGGTCGCTTCCATTGTCAACTAAAAAACAATCGGCATCATATCCAGAATTAAAAAAGTTCTGATCAATAACGCGCTTTGTTAAGTCGTTTCTATTTAGGGTTAATAAGATTACGGCTATATTCATTTTTTCCTATTTTTCTTGCAGGC